TTCATTTTCTGTCAGTCCTACAGCTAGCACTAGTTGCTCCGGAGCTGAAAGTGACTTTGACAGTTTCTGCTTTGCTACCTTCAAAACAAGAACAATGTCATTTGATCTTATCTTTCTTATTTCATCAAGTTTCTCCCTCCAGTATTTTCCGTCATACTTTGAGAGTTGAATTTGAGATATCGTAGTTGTGAAAGATTCCACACTTCTAAAAACCCTTATTGCCTGAGTTGTGAGATACTCAGCAACCCATTCTTCGACCATCTCGTCCTGTGCAGGACTTCTCTTTATCCTTTCAAATGAATTAATAGGAGCCGGAGTCAGTGCACTTGATATTATCTCATCTATCTGAGTGTTCTTTAACTTTGGAGTGGATATAATATCTTTTATATTTCCTGCTTTATTCAACGTTAGAGTTGATTCTTGAAGAAAGGCATCATATGATATCCCCCTCAATTCTTTGTATTCATTTTCCATCTTTGAATTCATTCAATTAATCGGTTGTTGACTAGATCTTGTATGTAGAGAAAATCATTTTTCTCGTAGATATCCACTGCGAGTGCTCTTAACTCTCCCTCCGTTATGGAACCTCTATTTTTTCTCAGCTCACCTTCTATGAAGTATAGAATTCTCTGCTTCTCAATTGAATTTCTTACCGCTTTTCTTGCGTATATAAAAAATGCAATACAAGCTCCAAATAGTAATGAACCTGCAGTTGTTACGACCCTCTCACTCAATGCTCCCATATGTAAATTCACATAAAATTACTCTTGCTATGCAAGCTAGCTGTATTTTCAGTTCAGGGTCCTTTATACTCTTTGAGAGTTCAAATAACCCATACGCTATCTCCATCTTCTCTGGAGATTTACTATCTAACTTCGAGATATATTTTCTCAAAGTGTCTAACTTCTCATCAGAAGTTGTATTACTTTTAAATATCCCACGAAGCGAAACAAACGAACCACTGGGTTCCCAGAATTCTCTGGAAATAAAATTCCTAAGACTAACCATTTGTTATCCTTTTGTAAATTTAAAGTTTTTATTGATTTAAGTAATACTAAAGCAACCTTTTCAAGCTCTCGCGGTCCAAAAGTCTTTTCTATCGCCCGCTTTAATTTCTTGAATTTTATAGCCTCCC